TAAGGCGCAAATAAAATCAAAATCTGCACAAGCTAAAGTATAAATAAAATGACAACAGAAGAGATTAAAATTATTTGTAAGAAATATGAAATTGTAAACTACACAATCAATGATGATATGTCTATTGATGTGGATGGTGAGGTTGATTTAAGTTTTTGTAAATTGATTGCTTTACCATTGGTATTTAATAAAGTCAGTGGTAATTTCGATTGTAGGAATAACCATTTGACTTCATTAGTGGGTGTACCAGTTAACGTTGGTGGTACTTATAATTGTAGCAGTAATCGATTGACTTCTCTGGTGGGTTCACCGGTGAGTATAGGGGGTAATTTTTATTGTAGTGAAAATCAATTAACTTCATTAGAGGGTTCACCGGTTAGGGTAGGTGGGGCTTTTAGTTGTGGTGTTAATAAATTAACTAATTTAATTGGTGGACCGGTTACAGTGGGTGGGTATTATATGTGTATTTTTAATAAACTAACTTCATTGGACGGGATACCAGTATGTATAGGTGGTTTTTTTTGTGCTGATGAAAATTTAATGAAAATTTATAATCGCACCCAATCAATCAAAGAACTATTAAGTTAGTCACGTTCTTACCATCACCACTCACATTACCACATATTACAAGCATTTATTAATACAATCGGTATTGGTAGATGCTTTTTTATTTTCAGTGTCTTAAATCGCCTCTATTGAAGCCGTTGAATATTTAATATATAGTGTATGGATGAAGTAAAATTATTAATATTGAGTGAATTGGAAAAATTACCGATTGTCAATACACCTGTGAATAAATGGGAAGGGACCAAATATAGGCCATATATGAAGCGACTGGTTGACCTTGATAAGCTTATTGAGTTGATAAATAAACTTGATACATGACAAACCATAAGAGATATTACAACCCATTACCCATTGATGGTGACAAAAGCGTACAACACAAATATAGTTTCGACCGCATGCGTGAAAATATAGAATGGAACGAAATCCATTGTGAGTATTGGAACGGAATCGACTATCAAATAGATGTCCATCGAAAAAGTATAGAATGTTATGTGATGGATAAGCCCCCGGGGCAATGGTATGAAGATCTGGAAAATTGGGACCAAATCGAGCTGGAAATGTTGCTGATTTACCGCCGGGATATGTTGATACGTCAATTGTTAAAATAAAAAAAACCACTAAGATTATTTAGTGGTTTTTTGTTGGTATGTATTTGACCTTAAGCGTCTTGTGGTATTGTGAAAAAATAATTACAAAAAAACTTGTTAAAATGCGATTGTTATTAGTACCTTTGTTGGTAAAACAAAAAAAGTTCGTCCATTTGGGATGGCGAATTAAGTTCTTTTATTTATTGTACAACCTTAATATTTTTAATTATGAAAACAATTAACAAACAAAACACAACCTGCTGTGGCTGTAGGAGTCCAAATCCAAATTCCAAATACATTAAACCTAAATGGAAAATAAACCAGAATACCCAGAACGTAAAAGTTCAATAGTTAAACGGATTTCAACAATACTTACTAACCTGACCGTTGGAGTATTAATTGATAATTCTCGTGAAATCTTTGACTTTCTAAAATCTATTATTAACTCGTACTTTTACTAAGTACATAAAACTAAAGTCCAATCTTAAACGGTTGGGCTTTTTTTATATGTAAATTAAAGTTTGTGTTATTATAATATGTAATGTTAATTATTTACGTTACATATTATTCGACAAATATACATTAAATAATTGTTCGCATGCGCAAATTTAATGTTTAAAATTAAACATTTTATTTAATTCAGAAGTGGTCCCGTGCGCTAAACTTTGGTAGGTATTGATTTTATTGATGGTACCACATTTTATACATATATTCAATATAAGCATATTTTTTCATCGTTAGTCCGATAAATGGCATTTTTACGGTTGAAATCATCAAATAAATTAGGCCAATCAACCCAAAAAACGCGAGTTTGTGTACCAAAACCGATGCGTTTAGTTATCCAAAACTTACATTAAGACCCAGCTCAGCATATTTATTTATGAGTAATGTTTTTACCATTCGTTCATATCCCGGTGCAATCAGTACTTGGTCATGTCTAAGCAGTTTTTTTATCCCTAGTGCACCAATAAAATCAACAAAAATATCAGCCTCTAATCTTTGAAGTTTACCAGCTAGTGTTCCATTCTCTTTTAATTTATTTATTTGGTCTAATGCATCCGGGTAAAGTTTATTCATCGCTTTTGCTATCTCACCCGTTGTTCCCAATGTATTGTTATTGAAAAATATGTATCTGTAACTGTTCGTTTTGAACATTTCTCGGTGTTGTTTGGTGTACTCTTCCTTGTTTATTTCGCATATTTGTTTAGCCATATTATCGTAAAATATACCATTTTCAACATCTTTTTTATATGCTGGACAATCGATTAATGAAGCCAATAATAATGGCTGTGAGTTCTTTATGTCTATGTCTACCAAATTATTTCTATCCATTTGGAAAAATTTGGTAGCTGTAAATGACATATTTGACACCGATGATGCGAATCTGCCGGTGGTGAACTCAGCTACCCAAATGTTACCAATATTTATTTTCATTGCCATGTGTATGTATTGAAATGCTTTTGCTTCGGTTAGGAATTGTTCCTTGACAAAGGATATATCTTTGCCTTTGATGTTCATTTTTACAGTCTTTGGATGTAATTGCATCCCGATATTATTTAATAAGTAGTGCAGATAATCATCCAATCTAATCGATGTCGAATATATATCCTCTATTAGGTGGCTGAATTTTGGGTATAAGCCTAACCAATGTGATTTAGGTCTTATATTTTTGAAAACTTTTTCAATGTCAAGTTCAACCTGTGTTAAATTTCCAAATGAAAGTATTGAGGTTTCTATTTTATAAGCACTTGTGAAGGATCCGGTTGAGTATTTTCCGTTTTTTGAAAGTATTTTAAGACTTACAAGGATGTCTATTAATTTATTTGATGAAATATTTTTACCATCTATTTTTATTCTGAAATGTGATAGGTCATTAGAGTGGATATTTGTGTAGCATTTCATATTGATAAAATCTTTATCTGTTATTTGTTTATCGTAAATGAAAATCCAAATTTCTAATAGTATTTTTTCTAATGCTATTTTTTGTTTGTGTGTGTAATTTGTCATCGATGTGTAGTCATGCACCGTCTCGATAATTGTTGTGGGAATCATTGTTGTCAATTTATGCTGGATTATTTTTTGTTTTTCTGGTTTTTTTAAGAGGTCCAGCACCCGGGCTAATTACTTCCCGGGACCCTCTATAATAGTTATATCCAAAAACTTTAAAAAAGTTTATATAATAATTTCTTACATACTATATATTAACTTTTTATATTACTTTTTTGATAGGTGGATTTTTTAATGTTTTGTGATATTAAGCCACGGCCTGTGGTGGGCCGGTCGTATTATTTATGAAAAAGGGTAAACATATTATTTGTATATGTTTTTAATGGTTGATTGATTGATGATGGATAATTGATTATTGATTGATGATAAAAAAAGGGTAAACATATTATTTGTATATGTTTTAATGGTTGATTGATTGATGATGGATAATTGATATTGATTGATGATAAAAAAAGGGTAAACATATTATTTGTATATGTCTAATTCTTGAATGATTAGTGATAGTTGATTTCTAATACATGTTTAATAAATTACATGAATCTTTTACCAAAGGGCCATCGACCTGGCCCGACCCTCTGAACAAAACACTAAGCAAATAATCTACCCAACCTACCCAACTCGGTGTGGTGTGTCCAACACGAACCACAACCAGATCAGTAAATCATTCTATTGTTCAATCGTTATATAAATAAAGATATATACACACATGAACGATATACCGTTAGAAATCACTTTTGTCCTTGAAAATGCCGCAAAAAGGTACTCAGAATCACCAGCAACCACAAATGCCGGTATAGTTTTACGTACTATTTCAAGATTTATCCCTATTAAATTTTTGGTGAAATTATTTGCACATAAATTGTCGGAAAAGACGAAAGTTTAATATATAGATAATGACTGAGCAACAACAATTTACCTACACCATTCCAACATCACCAGATGAGATTTCATTATCTAAATGGATAACATTTGAGAAGTTAACCACCACCCCGGATATTGACAAATTATTTTTACAAAACAAGATGATTGAATTATTTTGTGATGTACCGATGAAGCACGTAAACAAGTTGAAGCAGAACGAGATAGACGAAATCCTACACCATTTAAACGCGGTATTAAACACAAAGCCAACACTATATACCACATTCACATTTGGAGGTCACAAATACGGCCTTATACCCTCATTCGATAAAGATATAACAGCTGGTGAGCTAATAGATTTGGATTCTTATTTAATAAAAAAAGACTTCATATCACTGATGTCTATATTATTTCGACCTATTACATTTGAGCGAAATGATTCCTATTTAATTGAACCATATAATGGTACACATCAATTATTTAAAGATTTACCATTTCATTATTTGACTGGTGTATTAGCTTTTTTTTTGAGTATTTACGAAAAATTAAATCAAGTTATACTAGCATATACGGAGCAAGAGATGAAGAAAATGAACGCACTAGCTTCACGTCACCGAATAAATTTACCCTAAAATATTCCGGCTATGTTTTACTAGTCTATTTGGCAGCGAACGACAACATTCTGGAAATCGAAAAAGTATATAAAATGAACGCACATACATTTTTATACTGGTGTTCTTTTCGACTGGAAAAAAATGAATTTGAGAAGAAAAATAATAATTAAAAATGACCAATTATGCACTTGCAACACAATATATAATAGACTTATTTGATGCTAATGACAATGTAAATACTATCCTATTTGGGGCCATTGACGCAAATAATTTAAATAAGAATGATGTATATCCATTGGTTCACATTATGCCTTCACAGATCAGTCTAGAAGGCAAAAGAATATACTTAACATACGACATTGCAGTGGTCGATATCCGAACACAACCGAACCACTTTCAAACACAAAAAATCTTTGGCGATAATCTAATTGACTCGCTAAATATGTCATCCAGAATTATGCTTGAAGCATTGACAAATTTGGAGTTAAAACCAAATAATTTAGACATCGTTTTGGAATCATCCACATCTGCAACACCAATCATATTTGAGGGTGTTCATTTATTGGATGGGTTCGAATGTTCTTTTGTGATTTCTATCCAAAATGAAATTGCAACATGTTAACAGATAGTGATTTAAAAAAGGCTGGTGAATTACTGGTTGCTACTTTAAGACAAAAAAGTAAAGCTAGATTACAGGAGAATGGTAGAGGTATTTGGACCGGTAAAATGATTGATGCTATTGATGCTCAAATTATTACGGATGCTGATGGTGATGTTGGTATTGAAATTTTGGGTGAATATTACCAAGATTTTGTCGACCAAGGTGTTAATGGTGTAGGATATCAAAAAACAAAAGGAGGCAAAGCGGATAAAAGATTTAAAACAAATCGTTCCGTTGTGACCAAATCACCATTCTCATATCGAGATAAAAAACCACCGGTTGACCAAATAAGACCATGGGCGGTGGCACATGGAATATCACCATGGGCGGTTGTCAATTCGATTTACAGAAAAGGTATAAAACCAATGAATTTTTTTAATGATGTCTTAAATGAAGAATTAGAAAAATTCACTGATTATTTAGCCGAAGCACAAGCGGATGATATCCTAAATGGATTTGGTGATGAGTAAAAAAAGAATGAATAATTAATGTTAAAAAATATAACAATTGGTCAAAGAACAGCCAACATAATTGGAAGTAAAACATATTGGAATTTTGAATTATTGAACGAGACTGAGGCGTTAATGGTCATCAATGGGATAGTATCAAATTATACAATAAATACTGAGAGTACTATACCCGCGAATGAAAAAGTGATAATGAACACCACTTTTTTGTATAATATACACCCGTTCAACACAACCGATGGATATTATTTATCCAATCGATTTCCATATAGAGTATATATGGAACAATCAGGAAAATATTTTTTGCAAGTTGAATATTTGGCCGGTAATGGAAATTTCACATCTATTGATGCCGTAACATTCACAATTACTAATTATACCACGGTCACGCCAATAACAATGGACACCACTACGGTTGACATAGTAATGTCTAAAAGTCCATATTGGGTAAATTATTATAATAATTACAAAAATTTCACATTTATCGAGATTGACCTATTCATTTGGGCGGGTGATTTTGCTGCTATTCCATCAACACCTACCTATACACTAACTTCACACAAAATAACACCAACATCTACAGGTGTTCATCTTAATATTTCCGATTACATCGCAGATATGATTGACCCGGTGCCAAATAGTTCCTTTTTTGATAATATTTCCACCGCAAATTTTGGTGAAATCATCAATTTCAAGTACCAAATTCGTTCCTATTTAACCGCATTTGGGTCCTCTAGTGTAGTTGAGATCATTAATTCTGATCTGAAATTAGCAACATTGGGTTATGGACTACATTCTGAGGGTTCGAATCCCAAAATCACAATATATGTGGATGAAAATATAATCACAATTGATAGTATTTTAATCTCTATTGACAGTGGTATAGTAACAATTGATTCTGGAAGTTATGATAAATTAACCCTAAATGAACATAAATACCACACCTATAACACATTTGTTTATGATGCCTCACTTTACCCAACTGCTACCGGAACACAAACATTAATTAAGCGAGAATTTACTAGTAATTATAAGCTGGTATGTGCAGGACTAAACACCCCACATCAGATAATGTATCTGGACCGCAATGGTATATTGGACACTTACACATTTCCAAGATCATCAACGCGTACTCTAAAAATGAAAAATGAAAAATACAATAGATTGAAATCGACACCATGGAACTATTCCACCGCGGAGCGCACTAGTGCAATTATCAATAAAAATGCTGATGTTAATTGGTCATTCAATACCGATATTTTAGATGAAATAAATGTTAGTTACATCGAACAATTGGTGGCTAGTGATAGACACTGGTTAATCGATTACAGTACAGAATCATTCATTCCCATCAACTTAACTGAAACTGATTTTGTCCAAAAAACAGCATTAAATGATAAGGCCAAAATGCAGTATACATTATCATTTGTCGAAGCGAATGACTACCAAAATAACATTAAATAAGAATGAATGATGTACAAATATATGCAGATGAAAATATTTTGGAATTATTCGATGATGAAAATATAATTATAAATTTAAAACAGGTTGACATCCGAGACATTGCGACTAATTACAGCAGTTATACGCAAACATTTACTATTCCTGCATCACCCGTAAATAACAAGGCATTGAAATATTGGTTCGATGTAAAAAATGACATCCAAGTGTCCAACATTGGGATTGCTTCGCGGGTGGATATCGGTGGTGTTTTTTACAAAAAAGGTACGCTAAAATTAATGTCGTTCCAAACGAATGACCGCGGCGATTATAAAAGTTACACGGTCCAATTTACCACATTATTAAAGGGCTTAAAGGACATTTTTGGTGATGTATTAATTTCACAATTGGACTATTCCACCGTGATGGGAAGTAATATAATTCCATTCGATGATGCAGCTGTACACGGGTCATTTTCGAACACAATATTAAATAAGGATATCGAAATACCATTAATATCTAGTTTAAGAAATTTTACGCAATATTCAGATTTCAAATATGACCCATTAGTATTTAACCCATTGGGAATTAAACGCGGTGAACTACGCCCGGCGATTAAAATGAGTAAAATATTAGCCGGAATTGAAAATAAATATGGGATTAATTTCACCGGTGGTTTTATTGATTCCGGCCGGTTGGATAAGTTATATATGTGGCTGAACAAATCCAATTCTGTTTTTGATAGTGGTGGTATAGTCATTTCAACGAATGGTACATTTACTAATACTAATTATATCGAGTATAGTGACTTACATGATTATGTTTCAGTTATTAGATATGACAGCCCGGCGAATTTGAACGGCGATTCATTTACTTATAAATTCAAAATATCCATCAATGTGGACATGTCGAACACGACCACGGAATATATTGGAAAAATACAACAGGTAATATTAAATGCTGATGGAACGGTTAATGAAATGGCAACCGCGGACCAATTTAATTTCGGAATAGTATCCCAATCAGCGGAATATCGAAAGGGTGACCAAAATAATTTAGTTGAATACTCATGGTCACCAACCACGGAACCGATTGGAACTAAAAAAACATTCCGATTTATTGCTGAGACTAAAGACGCTGATACGGTTGCATTAATCGATAGTGAAATAAAAATTCAACGAACATTTTCGAACCCACCATTCCGCGCCGTGAATACGACCACCATTGCATCAACCGTATCCACTTTATTACAAAATCGCGTGACCATTTCAGAAAATTTACCGGAATTGAAAATTCAAGATTTTTTGACATCGATAATAAAAATGTTCAATTTGGTCATTTTACCGATGGATGATAATGTGTATCAATTAGAGTATTTCACCGATTTTTATGCTACCGGGAAAATACTAGATATCACTAAATATTGCACTTCTACCAAAAAAATAAACAAAATTAAAACCTATAAAAAGTTGACATTCACACATGCGGAGTCATCTTATTGGTACAATATTTCTTATAAAAAAGCACAAAAACCGGCACGCGAATATGGTGCAATTACAGCGGAATATGTTGACGGCGATACGGATGAATATAAAATTGAATCTAAATTTAATTTGATGAATTTCCGCGAATTATCCGGTGTGGATTTTGCCGATGATTATTTTTTAAACAATACGTGGATAGTTGGTGATGCAGCAGGTGAGAATAATTCGGTTGTGACAAATAAGCCAACCATATTTTTTTATAATGGATTTTCAGAAATTAATGAATCGAAATATATAGCATATAGTGTAGCACCATCAACTAACTATTCCATTACAAATTATCCCATATTTTCAAACATTGATGATCTGGCAGTACCGACAACTTCATTGGCATTTTCCTCTGAAAATATGTTGGATAGCGGTCAAATGATGGAATCATTATTTAAAAATGGATATGCTGATCTGGTTAAGTCCATTTACAGCAATTACGCCAGGGAATTTGAAATTGAGGCCAATCTACCAAGGCATATTTTTACCACATTATCACTTAATAATCAGATAGTTATTTCTAACGAAAATTATACAATTACAGATATACAATTGAATATTATTAACGGAAATGCTAAGCTGAAATTGAATAATGTAATCAGATAAAAAATAATAATTAAAAATGTTTAAACAAATATATGAGATGTTACAATTAGGTGATTATTACGGTATTGATTCTGATATCGACATCCTTAAAGGCATCAATAAATACCCGGATAGTTTTAGGGAATCATTTAAAACTGCCAAACGAAAAATATTAACCAAAAAAAGTGATAACTAAAACAGCCACAATTAACATAAACACAAATGCTAAAGAAGCACAAGCGGAAATTCAAAATTTATCCAATACAACGGACCAGTTAGGCGGTAATACATCTAATGCTACCGCGGCATTGAACGGTCATACCGCGGCACTGAAAACTAATGCCAATTCGATACTAGAGAATGGTGGTGCGATGGGATTATTGAATGATTTAACCGGAGGATATGCCATGATGGTTAAAGATGCAGTTGAGGCATCAGCATTATTTATTACCGGAAAAAAAGCGGATACAGCAGCCACTAATATAATGACTGTATCAACAGTTAGTAACAACACCGCGAATCAAAGTGCGATATTAACCAAAATAAAAGATACGGCATCAACAGTGGCATCAACGGTTGCTAAAGGTATTGCAACTGCTGCAACAACTGTGGCAACCGCGGCGCAATGGTTGTGGAATGCAGCAGTTCTGGCAAATCCTTTAGTTGCATTTATTGCATTATTGGTAGCAGCCGGTACTGGTATTTATTTATTCACTAAATATTTAATTGATTCATCAGCAGCCAATGATGAAGCAGCCGCAAAAACAGCAAAAAACACAATAGCACTTGAACAACAAAGTGTTAAGGCTGCAAGATCCGCAAACGCACTAAAGACACATAATGAGCATGTATATGCCATGGCAGCAGCAGCCGGTGCATCGAGTGAAGAATTGAGAAAATTAACATTGAAACACATCGCGGAGGAAATCGCATTAAATAAAACAAATGCAACATTAGCGAGTAACACATTTATTAGGGAACGTAACACATTAGCATCATTAAAATCTGCTGGTGCTGCTGATGAAGTAATTGCTGCACAAGAAAAATTGACCCAATCAGCATATAAAGAATTGCAGGAGCAGAATAATATTTTAGATAAATCTTACAAAAATAGAGCGGCAACTGTTCGTTCGAATGAGGTGGCTATTACAGCCGAAAAAACCAGCGCGAACCATAAAGCGAATGACGATTTAAAGGCAGCGAATGACAAAGCAGCAAGCGAAGCAAAGGCAACTAGAGCAAAAGAATTGTCCGAAATTAAAACAATAAATGACGCGGCAAAGGCAGCAAATGAATTGGCATTGTTGACTGATAAGGACAAAGAGACTAAAATCTTAACCGATAAATATAATGAGAATAAAAAAGCATTGGAGAAATACGGTGCAGATACTAATGCGTTAGAGATTAAATATTTGAATGATAAAAATGATATCAATTTAAAGTACCAAGAAGCTCAAAGAGTAGCTAAAGAGGCTATTGATAAAGCAGCAGCAGATAAAATACTAACCGATAATAGTACAATAGATTCATTGCTTGCAGGTGCCATGTCTGAAAAAACATTTAATGATGCAAAAAACGCACAAGAAGTTACAGATATCGAACTTTATAACAATAATAAATTAGAAGCACAACGCCTTGCTGATGTGAGAAAAATGGAATTAGCCGGTGCAACAGCTGAACAAATTAAGTCCTTGAATGCGGGATATACCGAGCGCGAAAACGCTAATGCAACTGAGGCTGCCGATAAACGTGCAGAAATCGAAAAGATAAAATATTCGTCAATTAAAGACATGGCAGGTCAAGGTATGGCAACCTTAGATTCACTTGAAAAATTGGGACTTGTTAAAGGAAAAGCCGCTAAAAAACTTCAAAAAGCATTGACATTAACACAAATAGGGGCCGATACAGCATCAGCAATTTCATCATTAGTTAAGGGGTCAGAGGCGACCGGAGCAGCAGCAGGACCAGCCTATTTACCAACCAAAATAGCAACATACGCGGCTGGGATAATTCCTATATTGGCCAACATTGCCAAGGCAAAACAATTATTATCATCTGGTGATGGTGATAGTGGTGGAGGTGGTTCATCAGTATCAGCAGCGGCAACCGCTGCACCATCGGTGGCATTCCAAAATAGTCCGCAAAGTCAAATATCTGACTCGATTAAATTAGCATCTGAAAAAAATACAGTGGTCAAAGCGTTCGTTGTTTCAACTGACATCACCAAGGCACAACAATTGGACCGTCAAATATCAGATTCTGCCAAATTTTAAGGTAAAAAAACCAATCAAAACGGTAAACGGTCATTATATAGTTAGATGGCAGTACCTAAGATTGATACAAATTTACCGATTTATGACCTAGAGTTTGATGTAAATCAAATGGTGGGTGTATACGGTGTTTCATTAGTCGAAAATCCAGCCATTAATGTTGACTTTTTGAAATTTTCCAATGTGGAAATAATCGAATGTAATTGTTCAACTGATGGTGATGATATTGCCCCGGAGATTACAGATTTTATTTTGTCTAAAGGTGAGAAAATCGATGCTGAACAATGGGAATTATTAGATGAAACCCGTGTAAATGATGAAAGTGACACTGATATATCATTTGCTAGTGTTGTATCCCAAAGTGCTGGTGACGGTGTTGAGGATAATGAGATTTTTAAAGTCCGATACGAATACACACCATCATCTACCAGTGCAACATCCAGAGATTTTTGCATTAAAATGGCTAGTTCTGGGTTGACATTTAAAAAAGAAGACCTTGTAAATTCCGGAGCAAATCCCGGGCTAGGCGCAAAAGGTGCCAATCGATATAATGTATTGATGTACAAGGGCGGAGTTAACTGCCAACATTATTTTACCAGAAAAATTTATTTCAACAAAAACAACAAAAAAATGTCTGTTTTTGACGCACTTAAAGAAATTGGAAAACTATCAAAATCCGATGCAAAAAAAGCCAAACTTGAATTAAATCCATCCGAAGTATCACAGGTTGCATCAGCATCAAATAACTACTGGAGACTATCCTCAGAGGAATTAAAATTTTCAGCATCCAATAAAGAAAAACGAATCTTAACATCGCCGGTACTTATCCCGGAACAATTGATATATAGAGATTTGAAAGGCGAAAAATGTTATGTGAAGGCATCTGCTGATACCATCGAACAATTACAGCAAAATTTCTTTAAAAATCAATACCAGAAAAATTCCACCATCGAGCATGATGATAACCAAGTTATTGAGGGTGTGTATTTTTTCGAAAGTTGGATAATTACAGATTCAAAAAACGATAAAGCAAACGCATTAGGATTCAATGACTTACCAGCAGGAACTTGGATGATTTCGATGAAAGTTGAAAATGACGATATCTGGAAGGACTATGTATCATCTGGTAAAGTCAAAGGATTTTCGATTGATTCCCGAATGGGTATTGGTCGAGAAAATAAAAAAAATAACCAAAAAATGAATTATTCGAAAGTTAAAGAGGCTGTAATGGCAAAGATACTATTGGAGGCTCAATTGTCAGAATTTAAGATTTCAGATGATTTGAGTGTAATGGCAGAAGCCTTGGATAAAGATATGGTAGTGTTTGATAAAGACAACCAACCATTAATTAATGCAGCATTCGTATTCGAGAATAAAAATTTCAAAACTGATGAAAACGGTGTAATTATCGAAATCGCGGATGTTGAAGTTGATGCAGCTGAGGATGTTGAAGTTGATGCACCAGATGTGGAGCAAATGAAGGCAGATCTGGAAATTGCTAATACTAAAGTCGCTGATTTAGAGGCAGAAAATGCAGCATTACAAGCTGAATTAATCGCAATAAAAAACGAAAATGTTGATTTAAAAGCCGAGGCAATTAAATTATCCGAAATACCAAAAGTTGAGGGGGTTAATCTGAACGATACCGAAATCAACAAAGATAAAAACGCACCAAAAACCACATTATCAGTCATTAAAGACATGATAAAAAACCAAAAATAAAAAAAACAACAACAATAAATGGCAACAAATACAACCATAACATCATCTTTCGTTGGTACAGCATCCAAAGAAATTTTTGTTCAAATGATGAAATCTAGTGACACAATCTCTAAAGGATTAATCACTGTTTTACCAAACGTAATCGGTTCAGCTATCCTACCAAAATTGGCGTATTCTGATACACTTCACGCTGCTACATGCGGATGGAACCCTACTGGTACTATCACATTGACTGAAAAAGAAATCACAACTAAGCAATTCGAAATTGCTAATGAATTGTGTAAAAAAGATTTCGCACAAACATTTTCAGCTCAAAATTTAGGACTTTTTTCAGCGCAATCTGAAATACCATCGGACATCAAAGAAGCGATTTTGTTAGAAATCGTTAAACATACAGCATACGCGGTTGATAATTACATCTGGAATGACTCAACTAGTGGTTTATTCGCACAATTCGTTGCTGATGCAACGGTTATTGATGTAGTTGGAGCAACTATCTCAGTAGCAAATGTTGTGGCTGAAATCGCAAAAACTTACAACGCTATTCCAAGTGAGATAGACCAAGAGGATGACGTGGTAATTGTGGTATCTAAAGACATCGCAAAAATGTACAGATCAGCACAGGCATCAATGGGTAATAACACTACTGTTGGAGCAAAAGAATTGGACTATTTAGGGACTAAAATTGATACTATTTCAAAATTCCCTAACCAAACAATGGTAGCATATAGGGTTAAAAATTTATACTTCGCTACGGGCTTGGAGTCTGATATGCAGAATGTTAGAATGGTTGACTCAGATGAGACAAATTTGGACGGAATGGTAAAAACTAAAGTTCAACTATTAGCCGGTCAAGGTTATGCATTTGGTGGAGAAATCGTTTTTTACAAAGCATAAAAATAGAGAAAAATGGGTGGCTTAATCACCACCTTTTTTTATAAAAATAATTAAAAACTAAATGGCATGTGAATTTATAACAGCCGGGTACTCAGTGCCTTGTGCAAATAGTTTTTCCGGGGTTCGTTCAATTGGATTTGCGGAATACAATAAAAATATAGTTCTAACCGCTGGTGACGTCAGTGGCATAGGAACAAATGTAATCTTCAAATTTGAATTGGATAAAAACGATTCTGTTAGTTATGAAGAAACACAAGAAACTGATTTGGCAACAAATACATCAGTTGTTAGTGGAGTGTTAGTGGTTGATTTACCAGTACTTAGTAAGCCAATGAGAGACCAATTGCGACTATTAGCAGCATCACCGATACATGCTTATATCGAGCTTTATGATGGTAGTATTTTATTAGCTGGTGTTGAGTTCGGAATGCAGTCGACCTCATTGAAATTAGCAACCGGGAAAGCCAGAAAGGACATGAGTGGGTTCTCATTATCGTTCGCATCAATTGAGCGCGATTTGATTCCATATTTAGCATCAGCAGCAGTAACCGCTTATGAAGGACTAGTTTCAGATGTTTACATGGTTCAGTAATATCTTACAAAAAAATACACTAAATGACCCATTCTGGATATACGGGATGGGTCATTTTAAATATATACACTATGCAAATAATCACACACAACACAGCCGAAAATACATATAGTGTTTTGCTAATTCCAAGATATTTCGATTATGAGATTTACGGAACAATTCGCGCAAAAACTGACAATAACGAATCATATCATGAATTTTCATGTGAAATATTGAACGGTATAATGAATGTTGATTTGACTGATTTTGTGCCTATCCCGGATGAAAAATATGAGTTGATTTTAACGGGTGCAAGTGCAGGAATTATGTGGATGGGGCAAATAATGTACACGAATAAAGACATCCAAAATTATCAAATGCATAATTCAGATGAAAATAATTTAAAATTTTAATGGATGAAAAAATCACACATAATGACAACGTTCATATAATAAATCTCAACAACTACGTACTGCCAGATATCACACCTTCACATTCGCGAAAGTGGGTATTGAACGGTGATAATAACAGTTTTTTTAATTATGTACGTCAACGATATAAAGGCTCACCAACCAATTCTGGAATAATTAACTCTTATGTATCTTATATTATTTCAGCTGGATTAATTGAAAAAAAAGGTGGTAATCTTAAAAAATATATCAGCAAAAAAGACCTTAGATTAATTTGTCAAGATTTTAAAATTTATGGACAATTTTCAGTTTCCGTAATTTGGTCACAAGGTTCAAATTTATTAAATCTCGAACCAAAACCTATCCAAATAAAATACATTCCGACATTTAAATTGGGGTTAAATTTAAGCAAATATGGTGATGTTGATGGTTACTGGTATTCATTCGATTGGGAAAATACCTCAAAATATAAGCCAGTTTTATATAAAAAATTTACAGGTATTTATGCTGAAAATCACCCGGTTGAAATGTTAACAATTAACCGCGTATCATCTGAGGATTATTTCCCAAATCCCGACTATCTCGCTGGTTTACAATACGCCCAACTGGAGGAGGAACTTTCAAATTCTGCAATTTCACATGTGAATAATGGATTTTCAGCTGGTACCATTATTACCATTAAAGGGAACGTACCGGAGATAACGGTACAAGAGGGTATAAGGAATAAATTAACCAAAGAATTAACCGGATCGTCAAAATCGAACAAAACCATTATTGGCTTTTCTTCGGGTGAGGATGGAGCTGGTATAGATGTCCAAACATTACAGGTTAAGGGTCTGGACCAACAACTGGTTTACTTCTCGGAGGAGGCACAACGTAAACTATTCATCGCACACTCAGTGACAAATCCAATACTTTTTGGAATTCCATCACCCTCTGGATTTGCCAGTGCATCGGAAGACAGAATTACATCATTAAAGCATCTATTTCAATCAAATATTAACCCAATACGAGAGGAAATAATCGAAGGATTAGAGTTCATTTTGAAATTTGCTGAGCCGGAATTTGAACTGGAATTTGAAAACTTCCCAGATGCAGATGAAAATAAAGAAACGAAATAATGAACGATAATTTATTAATAAAAAAAGGTGATAATATATTCAATCGCATCACCCAAATATCTGGAAATGTTGACAATGATAAGATAACACCGAGCATCTGGATGGCACAAGTGAACCACATTAAACGAATTTTGGGCCAATCCTTATATGCTAAGATCTTAAATGATTTTACCGCTAACGCACTTACAGGACCTTATTTAGAAATATTTGATGATCATGTATCCGCTATGTTAGTGATGTTTACCACCGCGGATTTTGTAATGAAAAACTCAATCATTATTGGCAATGGCGGTGTATTTTCTCATACTGCTGCAAATTCACAGGTTGTTGATTTTAAAGCAATTGAAAGACTTTCGAAATATTATTTGGACATGGGTGCCAACTTCGAACTGCAATTTTATGATTATATGCGAGGTGTAAACATCCCGGAGTATAAAAATTGTGATGGTGGAGCACCAGATAATAATTTTCAATTAAGCTGGTGTCTATAATGGTTAAAGAGAGCAAAAAAAAGAGAAAGTTTAAACAAACGGACTTACAAAAATTACTCGATTTTTTAAAAAACGAGAAAGAAAAAGAAACGAAAAAAGATGATAGTATTTAACACCGGAGCAAATTTTAACGATGGTACAGGAGACAAATTAAGAAATGCATTTGACGGAATAAATTCAAATACAGCCGAAATAATTGCCACTTTTTTACTTAAAGAATCTGTAGCAAATAAAACGGGTGATATAACCGGTAATCTAACATCTACCGTAAAATATCCGACGGTTAAAGGTATGGTTGATTGGGCAACCGCTAATATACAAGGAGCACCATTTTTGGGTTCCGTCGTGCCAACATCAACACCAACCGGAACTGGTAAAAGCTATTGGTTAGCAACTCAAAATGGAACCTATACTAACTTTGGCGGTGTGGTTGTTGCTGCTAACTCATTCGCGGTTATTTCACGAAGTGATGCCGGAGTATTTTCAATGTCGCAAACGACATTGAATTTAACAGAATATGCTAAAATAGTTGATATTAATAATACACTAACATCTACATCTACAGTAGTACCATTATCAGCCGCACAAGGGAAAATCTTGAATGATAAATTTGCTAATTATTCATTAAATACAGATGCCGGAAAAATAAAAACTTGGATAGCTACTACATATCTTGTCGATTCACATGTTAATTATATAGGGAAAGATTGGGTGTCAAATGCGGCAACAGTTGCGGGTGATGTACCCGGAACAAGTACTAAGTGGGTAGAGCGTTTATTTGGATATAATAACGAATCTATTATGAATGATACCGTAATCACTAAATGTCCAGAAGTTATTTATGGTATACGTGATATAACCTTTTCAGCTGGTATTTTGGAGGTGCGTATGGGTAAATATTTCAAAAGTATAACATTTTTAAGTGATACAAATTTTAACTTAGGAGTTGGGAGTTCTGCTAAAACATTGGTATTTGATTACACTACGTCTAGTCTTTTGGTGGTTTTTTCAAATGTAATCGATAGGACCACACAAGCAGTTTTACTTTATGATAACGGGACTAAGATAATGGATGGTGTATTATTAAGATTTCTTAAAATAAACGCATCAGAAGCAAGTACTTCATATAATAAGTCATCAATCGATAGGGACAGAAATATAATATCAGATATTGTCAAATCTAATCGGGAATTATCAGTTATATTTTCGACATTGACAAAAACGCCAGACACCACAGTGAATTTTAACTCAATAAACTTGGTGACTTCAACAAAAAATTATACAATAGACACAATTTTAATACCATTATATTCAATAATAACTATTCCAGCTATTATAGGTGGTGCGAACGATGGATATGTATTTGTTGACGTTAATGGTAAATATTTGACAGGAAGAACACTGAGAGATACCCCATCTGACGTATTATCTAGTGGCGCATATATCGACATCGTAATACCTATTAATGCTCACCGAATTATTTTTGCGGTTTTAAATTCTGTGATTCCAGAATTTATTTACTATTCGAAATATGCCGTAAAATCTGAGAAAGTTACCAAATCGGAAAAATCACTATACTTAGGAAAGGATTTATTTTTAATAGAAGGTCAAGATTTGCCAATATATAGACGCTCATTAACAAATAATTCTAAAGTAAAAAGACTGTGCATGATTTCGAAAGACTCTACTGCTAAAAAATCGTTTACAAATATTGATTATTCCCTCACACCCACGTATCATTATTTCGACGAAAAACTACTAATAAATACAAATACAATTAAATCTAATACAATCGATTTAGTTTGCATTTTTGATAAAGACCCTATTGTGTTGAAAGATAATGGTATAGATTATTTATATGGTGTAAGTAATGTAAATATTAATAAAGTTTCTTCATCTGTGTTGGTCGGGACAACTAAGGATATAATGATGATAGGAGGAAGTACTACCAATAATGGTCTAGCCACTTATACGAGAAAATATATATCAAATTTTGGTATAACTGGAAATTATAAAGGAGGTATGACTGACGATTTAGGCACCTCATGTGAAGCAACTGACGGTTGGGGTTCTGATACTTTATTTGGTAAACGAACATTGGTCGGTAGTACGGTTATTTATCCACATTTAATTTCTTCACCACCACCCGGAACACCAAATAGATTTATGTTTCTTGCTACTGGTACGGATAAATTAAATAAACCTACCTTTTGTTATACTTTTACATCCGGTGGTGTTTCAGCGGAAACATCCTATGCAGATTATGCCGGAGAGGATAAGCTTACAAGGGATTTTTACATATTTAGCTTTTCGCAATATTGTTCTGAAAGACTCATTACAAATTTAGATGTAATGACAGTTCAATTAGGAATTAATGACATTAATAATAATACGTATGGATTAATAGATTTACAGAAATTCATACCTGAATTATTGATTCAAGTTACAACAGTTTTTCCAACAATACAGATCGGTGTTATGCCTTCCGCTGCTTTTGGAGCTGGGACAAATGGTGAAAATTTTTTAGCAAAATATATACCTTACCTGATTAATTTAAACTTAATGGTATCTACTTTGGGAAAATCTAATGTAAAAGTCCTTTCGACTCAAATTCACAGTGATAGAATTAACCAATTTGAATATTTGAATACTACTAATTTGTATTCAAATGGTAATCTAACACAGGAAATGAGAACACAAGGAGATCCTTTTCATGGTAATAATAACTTTTATTTAGAAGTTGGGCGTGCAGTAGGTATGTACATCGCTTGGGCATCTGTTAATTAAAATTAACCTTTAAAATTGAAAATCTGCATAACATTACTAACCATATTTGCTACTTTTTTTACACCTATTGCCGGCCTATTATGGCTCATGGTGGGGTTTACCTTCCTTGACACCGCCGTTGGTATACGCGTAGCGATTAAGCTCAATGGAAAAAAAGCATTCAAATCGCACAAGTTTTTTAACGTTGTGATTAAGCTATTTTTTTACATGCTTAGTATAATGTTGGCACACACTATTTCTATTTTTATTTTTGGGGGAGCAACACTTGGAATTCCAGATTTACTACCAAAAATGTTGGCTATGTTATGGTGTTACATCGAAATAAAATCACTTGATGAATCGAGTATGAAATTGGGCCACCGGTCATTCTGGGTAATTCTCAGAGAATTTTTCACCAAAGTAAAAAGCCTCAAAAAGGATCTCAATGACATCATCGATACCGATGAAAAATAATCACTAAAAATGGCTAAAAAACTGAACGTAAACAATTATGATCTGCACCAAATCGATTTGGAAAATTTAGAAAAATGTGTTGAACCGTGGGGCCTTGCAGTGTTGTTGGAACTCGAACCATACACATTTTATAGTGATATGTTATTTGCTGAAATGTTAGAATATTATGTGCAAAAAGAGATGTACGATTACTGTATAGTGATTCGGGATGAAATAAATAAACGAAAATAAAAAAGGCCTCTAATTATTAGAGGCCTTTTTTATTTTCTTGTCGGTATGACACCGTAGGGATAAGTTATATAGGTAGTGGTAACACCACTTACATCCGGTTCGATTTTATAAACTCGATTTCTTATTTCGTCATGTAAAAAATCACCCGGGATAAACGTTTTTTGACTTGAAATCAGTGTTGAACTTTGTACATAATTAATGACTTTGCCACCATTTACATAATAAATCCCATCACTTTTTTTAACCAGTTTTTCGTTTGGATATTTCAAAGAAAATGAACCATCCGCAGGGTTTTGGTAAAAAGTTTCGATTCTAAAAGTTTCGAAAAAGTAATAATAACCGGTTGGTGTAGTTTCAATCTCAGAATCATTTGAACATCCGAACACGGCGAATAAGGCAATCATCAGTATTTTTTTCATAATATTTTTTTCTTTAAGTATATATTAAATTCTTACATCGCAAATATACAACAAAAAATAATATTTGGAGTCCGTTTCTTACTTTTTATTTTTCAACTGACTTAAGACTAATATTGTATAAAAAATCCACCCCTACAAAAAGTCATTTTTTCACACAAATATATAGTGTATAAAAAAAAATGAAAATAAACATGGACACAAAATTATTCACCGATTGCAAAAACTGGGGAGAACATTTCGAAAAAGAATCTATAGCCTTTATACTTCAAAATTTTAATAAAGTTTTAAAACTCGAAAACAAAGAATTAAAATTCATAGAATATAACAATGGCACCACCAAAGAAGAGTTAAAAAAATATGACTTAAAATTTGGGGTGTACCAAAATGATATACTTATACGCACCATCACATTTGAAATTAAAACAGATAAATATGCGAGTGATAATTTATTTTTTGAGTTCAAATGTTCCAAGGAATTATCCGGGGTATTTGCTACTGAGGCGGATTTCTTTGTATACATATTACCAAAATATAATGAGCAAAATTTCTTTATATGCAAGCCAAAAAAACTAGCCCAATTACTTAGAGATAATCAATATCATCTATCCTACGGTGGTGAAGGTAATCGAGTATGTGGATTTTTGATGAACAGGTTGGATTTCATGGGTGACTATCCCAAATGTGGTGGTAAACTTTGGTCATGGTCGGTGGAAATTCCTGCACATTTTGGGGTCAGTAAATTTTAATATATAGAGAAATTTATAAATTAATAATGACACCAAAGGAAAAATCACTAGAGCGGATCAGTAAATTACATCCGAAAATTAAAGAAGAAATATTAAAGGCTTACCTATATATTAATAAGTATTTATTAGGTAAAGGGGTTCGATTTGAAATTACACAAGGTCTACGCACCATCATAGAGCAAAATGCATTATTTGCACAAGGCAGGACCGCCCCGGGTAATGTAGTGACTAAAAGCAAAGGCGGCCAATCAATGCATAATTATGGACTAGCTTTCGACTTTGCTATGTTTTACGATTTAAATCATGATGGTAATTTCGAAAAATTATCATGGGATATTAAAAAAGATGGTGATGCTGATGGTGACGCTGATTGGATGGAAGTAGTTAGGCATTTTAAAAAAATTGGATATGTGTGGGGTGGTGATTTTAGGACAATATATGATGCACCACATTTCGAGAAAACATTCGGGAACACATGGCAAAAATTGCTAGAAAAACACAATAAAAAAGATTATATTGCCGGCTCTACGTTTGTAAATATTTAAATTTCATAAATAATTGTAAATTAAATATCTGTTTTACAGCACTTTATATACACCACACATAATAAGAAAGCGACAAATGTTGTTTACTTAAAATATGTGGTGTATCTTTGTTATAATTAAAAACTACAATCATGACAAAAGTGTGCATATATGCAAGGGTATCAACAATCGACAAGCAGGATTATACTAGGCAAATAAGCGATTGCAAAACCGCAATTGGTGATAGATACAGTAATGATGATATTGAAATTTTCGCTGAACAAATAAGCGGATATAAGCCAAATGAACACCGACCGCAATTATCCAAGATGTTAGAAATAATTGATGCAGATCCTAATTATTTTGACGCAATTTATATCACCGAGATTTCACGGCTTGGAAGAGACCCCAAAGCAACCAGAAATTTAATTGATAATCTGACTGAAAAAAAGATACCTATATATATCACCTCGATTAACCGGCAAACGTTAGATGAAAATTTGGAACGCGATTCCATCATGAATATCATCCTTCAGGTCCTCATGGAATTCGCTGATTCTGAGAGCAAAACAATGAAAAAAAGAACGAAATCTGGTCTTTTACAATCGGCAAAATCCGGCCGCGCTGGTGCCGGTAAATATTTACCGTATGGTTATACGAAGTTAGAAAATAAACAATTAGTTATTGATGATGAGGAGTCTATCATAATTAAAGAAATTTTTGACATGTATATAAATGGGAATGGCTTCAAAAAAATAGCTGGATATTTAAATGAAAAAAAGATACCCACCAGAATTAATAAATCGTTTGGGACGCAATTGATGAAATTTACAACCGAAAAAACAGCTGATGAAATTATTTGGGTAGATAAGACAGTTGATGAAATTTTAAAAAATACGATATACAAAGGTCAAAGAAGATTTAAAGGCCAAATACTCGAAGCACCAGTAATTATATCAGATGAAATTTTCGACAAATGCATGAGCATACGAAAAACAAAAACACATGCGAATCACATCACAAAATATGATTATTTGCTTAAAGATTTAATTACTTGTGGTATTTGTGGGAGGAACTTTTTCGCGAAATATAAACCGGTTGTTGGTGGTGATAAGGTATATATCTGTAGTTCCCGATTAAGTAAAGGTGGTAATTGTGGGAACCCCGGAGTGAACATCACTTATTTAGACAGCGTAATATATGACATGCTTATTGGCACCGAAGTATTATTAAAATTTTTAGACAAAACCGATGAAATGAAATCTAGTGTAAAGATGGAATTGGATAATTTAAATAAACAATTATCAATGGACACATCGCTATTGAAAAAACAACAGAACAAAGAAATGAAACTATTGGACTTATATGAAAATAGTAGCATGACTATAATGACCTACAATCAGAGAAGTGAAAATATAACCAAAGAAGTTGATACCATTAATGAACGAATCGACCTAATTAGTAAACAAATAAATGAGCAAAAAAGTTTATTATCAAAAATAAATAATGCTAAAAATGATGAAAATTATTTAAAAAATATAACAACATCCAGATCAGACATCATTTCTATTTTCAAACAGTTCATAAAAAATATATACATAACGAAAATGGATAACAGTAGTGATGTGTTATTGGATATACATCTGACCATGAGCAATAATACCGCCGGAGCATCGCTGAAATTATTAATCGATGGTAATGCAACCCGGATGAAATCTCGAACAGTATATGCTTATCGTCTTATCGGTCAGTGGTTAGTTACCACCTACGATAATAAAGGCATTTTATTGACTTCACAAGATGAAATATATAAATGGTTCGATACTGACATTGGTAAGGTGAAATTCACAGTTCCCAAAGAAAATATTTTAATACTAGGAGAATAAAACTCAAAAACCCACATCAATTATTTAATTTTCAATCCCGTATAAGTTATATTCATCGAGTTTTATGTTGTTTTTCTTTGCAGTTTCCTTTATTGATTTCATTATTTCTACAACTTTGTCTTTATTATCAATTTGTCGAAACTTACTTCTAAGTATTAGAAAATCCTTTTCGCTTATGTATGGGTGTATAATTTCAATACTTCTACTAATTGAATTAACCGCACCTATTGTGGAAATCCCTTTGATTAATAGATTTGTATAAAGTATACTCATTGGAGTAAAAAGTATAACAATTATCAAAATGCTTAATTTGTGATTTTTCAATAAAACCACATTAAATATACTTCTAGTGTTTTGTTCTGCATCACGAAATTTAATAGATTTGGTTTTATATATCCATATAATAAAACTCAGATGTATCGGTAAACTAATTATCACCAATATCAATAACATAGATGGTAAATAGTCAAAGCCGCTGCCACCAGATCCGACATTTTTATATAAAGTATCAATATAACCTTCGTGAAAAAAAGAAATTGTATTTACAAAATAATTACCTATTTTAAACAACAAATCTTTTAGTATTAAATCCCAAAATCCAGAACCAATTGCACCAATAAATATAACGCCTATATAGTACTTATATTTATTTATTATTTTATTCTCAGTTACATTTTCGTTTGTATTGGGTAAATCTGCATCATTCATAATCGACCATTTGTTTTTATGATAGTTTCAATATGCGAATATAGATAAATATATAGATAATAACATCATTATCATATATGAGTCATAAACTCAAAAAGCCGCATCAATTAAGACGCGGCTTTTTGTTGTAAGAATGTTAACCCCTCTTTGAAAGAAATTAATATTAATACAAAGATATTAAAAAACATTAAAAAATCCATGTTGATAAAAAACTAATATTATTATTTAATATATACAGTAAACAAAAACAACATCAGATGATACAATTAAACCAAAACTATTTCTTTTTTTACTCAACTTTTCAGCTTACAAAGTATATAAATAAAGTGATGCCTACTATGACTGACAAATATTTAAACATCAACCGAAAAGGCTTCGTTTATTTTGTTGAACATAAAAAATTACAATTATAATCTTGCATTTTTATTTTTCTTTTAAAGGGCCTTAACGGGTCCTTTTTTTATGCATGTATATAAGGAACTCGCAATATTTAATATATAGTAAAACCCCTACAATATGTTGAATGAATTATTACAAAAATATAGATGAAATAGTTACCGATGATGAAAAATGGAGAAAGATGGCAATGGTAATATGTGGTGATAAAATGCAAGCGGATGACTATGTAAATAATTTTTATATGAAATATATGCAAATGTCAAAAACACCCGATGCAATCAATGCCGGATATATACATACATCTATAGTGCGATTCCACAATGAGCATAAATCCAACACAATAAAAAAAAGGGAGTACGATGAAAATGTATATAGTGATGAGATGGACCAAGATTTTTACAATTATAACGCAATTAAAGACATCGACAACCACATTTTACATGCTAACATTATGAAGGAACTTGCTGATCTTGAATGGTTCCACTCTAAATTATTCGCGCTGGTGGTTGTCGATGGTAACTCAATGAGGGAAATCGAAAGACAAACGGGAATATCATTTAACACTATTCAATCATCAATTGCAACAACAAAAAAATACCTAAAAAATAAATATAAATAATGGCTAAATATCCAGATTACGGGAATACCCCGAAAAAGAAAACCCCTGTGAAAAAAGCACCAGTAAAAAAACCAGTTGTAACACCGGATACAACTGCGGTTGGTCCAATAGTAACAGCAACACCCGAACAATTAACCGGAGCATCAGCATCAACTGACCAATTAACCGGTGTAGGTGATGTAATCAAATTTGTCACTAATGCGGTTGGAGTAGAACAATGTGAGCAGTGTAAAGAGAGACAAGCCAAATTAAACAGGCTATTCCCGTTCACATTAATTGCTAAAGAAATGACCGGTGAAGAAATCGAATTCATCAAAAGAATTAAAAATAATATGTCAATTGGGTATGTGGATAGAAATTATCTGTTCGAAAAATACAACAGAATTTTAAACCAACATCTGGTGCCTTGTCAATGTCCTTCGATAGTTATACAAATAAGAGAAAAACTTTGGCAAATCTTTTTGGCAAATCATTCAACAAATATATCTGAAGAGTAATGTTAGTAGATGATATAAATAAAATCAACCAACATAGTGACTATTTCCACATTGAACTGTTAAAATATTATTTCGAGTTTATCAATTTCCACAAGTTACCGGAAAATCAACCAGATCAGTATTTGCATTTCGATTTTGACTATGGAGTGTACATCATTACATACAGTGACCTGATTGATAAGGCACAACTAGAGACGAAAAAACTAACCGATAAATATGATAAATAAATTAAAAATATGGTGGAATACTAAATTACTAAACGGTGGTGTGATGCTTCATTCATTCGTGGCATTGATGCATATCATTTGCAATCTATTATTCTCGACACTTATCATTTGGGTAACAAGTCTATTACTGGTTAGTGGTCTAGCTGCCTTACCATACATCACCTATTTGCAATGTCTATATATAGTTATTTGGATTAAAGTTATCCTATTCCGATTGAATAAAAAAAAGGATAAATAAAATGCTCAACTGGTTATACCAACTCATTAATACATCAATCATTATACGCACGCGTGGTATAATCATCTACCGTAAAGAAGTAGACAAGGGTGATATAATTTTAAAAGTAAAGCTGGTGTATGTGGTTGGTATTAAACAATATATCATATCAGATGATGTATATCAATTGAGCGAAAAAACAACCCTCAGAGATATCATAAAGGGATATAAGATAATGATAAGTGAGCTGAATGAGATTACAAAAATATAAAGAATAAAAATGGCAGCGGATAAACCAATTAGAGGAAAAAATGGTGGAGCAAGACCCGGGGCAGGAAGGAAACCCAGAATAGTAGAAGAAGCATTTTCATCCAAATTAAAGGTGTACGAGGAGGAAATGTTAGAGATTTTAATTGCAAGGGCAAGGGCCGGTGATGCTACATGCATAAAATTATATTTTGCTTACATGGTAGGAAATCCAACCACCACCATCAATTCAAATGTAAATGCAACTGTAAATAATATCCAACTAAAGGATATCATAAGCTTCGATAAAGACCCGGATAATGATGACTTCACTGATTTTGAAGAAATCTAAAAATAAGATAATATGATTGGGAAAAATACAAATACCGCAGAAATTCAAACCCCTATATACACATGACCAAAGATACACCGTAATAACCGGTGGTCGTGGTGGAACTAAATCTTTCAGCGTTGCATGCTTTTTAGTGATGCTAACATTTGAGGCGAACCACGTCATCATGTTCACGCGTCTAACGATGGTATCCGCACACATTTCGATTATCCCGGAATTGGTCGAAAAGATTAAGTTAATGGGACTTACCAAATATTTTGAAGTCACCAAAAATGAAATAATAAATCTGCAATCTGGTAGTAAGATTCTCTTCATGGGTCTACGTACTTCGAACGGTGATAACAGTGCTAGGCTTAAGAGTATCCAAGGTATCACTACACTCATAGTTGAAGAGGCGGAGGAACTAGTCGACGAATCATTATTCGATAAAATAAATTTATCCATCCGGGCCAATCACACACAAAATCGGGTCATCCTAATTTTAAATCCGTCGACTAAAACGCACTGGATATATAATAAATTCTTTGCATTGCGAGGAGTGCAACCGGGAACGAATGCAGTCATTGGTGATACTTGTTACATCCATACTACATTTCATGACAATAAACATCTGAGTAAAGATTTCTTATCTGAAATAGAACACATGAGATTAAATCATCCCGAACGTTACCAGCATATAGTTATGGGGGGTTGGTTGGATAAATCGGAGGGTGTTGTATTCACAAATTGGTCACTTGGAACATTTCCAGCTAATGTTGAGGTCAATTTTGGTGCCGATTGGGGGTATTCCAATGACCCTTCAACACTAGTGAGTGGATATATCGACAAAAAGCAAATGAAAATCTATTTGAAGCAACATTTATATCAAAAAGGGCTTAATACCAAACAGTTATCTGAAATATTTAAAAAAGAATGCGGAAATAATTTAATTATTGGTGATAATGCGGAAGGTCGTTTAATCGATGAAATGAAAGCCGACGGAGTCAACATAATACGCTGTAAAAAAGGTGCAGGATCCGTCAAGGAGGGTATTATGCTAATGAAAAATTACCAACTGATTATTGACCCGGAATCAACCGATTTGATAACAGAATTGAATAATTATAGTTGGAAAATCAATGGTGAGCAACCAATCGACAAATGGAATCACTTAATTGATGCAAGCAGATATCTGATTTCGCATTTATTGAAGGGGTCTAATAATGGTTGGTCTTTCTAAAAAATATACCATAATATAATTAATCATATCAATATCCTACCAGTCTAAGCCTGAGCCGATAGGCGAAGGTAGCGAATACGGGTCATCTGATTCTTATTTAGAATGATTACAAACTGTTTATCCGGAATTGTTTCACTATTAATAACTAATTTCTTACAATTTATATTTACATTTTTTGACATTATTAAGAACTATTCTAAATAATAATAGATGTTAATTCCTACAAATATATTTTAATATTTCTTACAAAATAATTACCCCCGGCGGAGGTGGTCTCATATTTATTCCGTATTAAATTTACTTTAAATTACGATAGTTAAAACGCATAACTTCAGTTAGTTACATAGAAAAATAGTATCAATACAATATCAGTAACGGGTGTTATTGATACTGTATTTATTCGTATCTTTACAAGGTAAGAATGTTTAACTTAAATCTTTGAAATTATGGAAGAATTACAACCGCTCTGCGAGCGGGAATTTAACACCGCTGAAACTATGCGAGTGTTGCAATCACCAATCAATATTTTTTGGTGCTGGGGTGTATCACAGGCAGTTAACCTGCATGATAAAGGGCTATTACTCAAAGTCAATGGACACCTGCATAATGGACTAGTACTCATCATATTAGCTTGGAATGATACCTACACGGTCTATTTATTGTCAAAGAAATTTGAGGTCAAATCCAAACACACTGAAATATATTTCGATATGCTTCAAGATACATTTGATAGGCTGGTTGAAACAAAATCTAATTAATATTAACATTGGGCCGAGCGAAGCGAGGCCCTTTAAACACTCACAAAATATGTCTACAAGATGTTTTATTGCATATAACGAAAATGGAATTTATAAAGATATTTACTCGCATAACGATGGATATTTAACCGGAGTCGGAGCCACTCTATTAACTTATTATAACACCCTCGATAGGGTTAAAGCCTTGCTAGAATTAGGTGACATCAGTTATTTATGTTCACGTATAAGCGACACCGACACCACCCCGGATAATGATGAGGGATTAATCACATTCGCATACGCCCGGGATAGGAACGAAAAAGGAACCGAGGCAAAGGAACACACTAACAAAAAGAAGTTAAGATTTGATGAATTTGCCTATTTGTTTACTGATGGTCAATGGTATTACAGGACATGGGAGGATAAGGTATATCGAGAGTTAACACCAGAATTGACAATTGAATAATATTAAAAAAAAGGGAAGCTAAAAACTTCCCTTTCATTGTCGGTACTTTCGGAGACTTCAGGGCACCAACACAAATTACGTGAAAAAAAATAACATACACAAGTTTTTTAACAGATAATTTCCTTCAAATATGCAAAAATATGTAACATACACAAGAGTATCCACCAAAGATCAGTCTTTGGGGCTTGACGCGCAAATGACCATAATAAATAATTTCATCCAATCGGATGATGTGATAGTTGCCAGCTACACTGAGAAAGAATCTGGTAGGAATAGTAATAGGGTAGAGTTGAATAAGGCAATTGACTTCGCGCGCAAAAATCATTGTATGTTAATAATCGCGCGTCTAGATAGATTATCCAGAAATGTCTCTTTCACCTCTAGGTTAATGGATACTGGTGTGAAGTTTGTTGCATGTGATATACCCGATTGTAACAATTTCACAATACATTTATTTGCGGCATTGGCACAACTCGAAGTGGATAAGGTAACTGAACGTACAAAAAATACACTGGCAGTGATTAAGGCCAATATTAAAAAAGATGGATATCATTTATCTAAGGCAGGTAATAAGATAACTAAGCTGGGTAATGGTAGCCACATCAGTGATGCTAACAGAATACTAGGACTGCAAGCTATGCAAGTCAAAAAGAATTCCAATCCTAATAATATTAAGGCCAAATTGTTGGCAACCTCATTACGTACAGGCGGGATGACACTCAAAGATATAGCTAAACAATTGAATAATGGTGGATTTAAATCATCCCGGGGTGGTATATTTTACCCATCCAGCGTGAGTAATTTATTCAAATAGACCTCACTACACTTCGTTACGTTCGGTCACACCATTCCAATTCATTCCAGATCATCAGATTGGTCCAATCATTTCCAAATATGTCACTTTTATGATATTCATAATTTACAAACAAGTTATGGTGGAGTAGGGTCGCGAACGAAATGATTATTTTTGATGTATTCTTAGAAATTTCATTGTTATGTTAAATATTATTTAATGGTTGTTGTGCGAAGTTGCTAATATACTGAGGATAATATAATATTAAATGTGTTTTAATTTGGTCGCGTGGAGGAAATAGATTACATTTGCAGATAAGTAACTCATTAGGAGTACGATATAAATAAAAAAGATATGACTGGTAATTATGAAATCGATTTTGCAGTTGGTTACTCATTTGAGGTGATGGATGAGCTAGTTGTCGATTGTGCCGCCCGGGAAAATCTATCGATTGATGACTATATCAAAAAAATGGAAAACGATTACATCACTGATGTTGACACTATTTATGATGCACTTATCCGGTCAAATGATAAAGAAGAAATACGCGTATTAATTGGTGAAATGTTAGACGTTAAATGTGAATGGTCATTGATTGAACGGTATGAATATGAGAGGAACAACCCGGATGAACGCGGATAATATCCAAAAATATTAAACAATCCACCAAACAAAAATCCATTTTTTGGATATAATATATAATAAAAGAAAAATAAATAAAATGTCTGAACTTAAAATAAAAATAGATGCTGGATATGCATCATTTGTATCTGAACAAGAAAATAATACCCATTTAAAACGAGCAAAGCCGGGTAATACACAATGGTTCGCTACTATCACTGATTATGTTACATTGAAAAATTTCACACGCAATTGGATAGACTGGTCCGAAGGTGACCTGGAAATAAATAGAGTAGACGTGGGTGATGTAATAGTGGGAAGCCATAAACGTAAGGGAAGTCATAAATATAGTTATGTGTATTACGGGATATATCATATCATTGCTATCGATGATGAGTATTTGCACTTAATGGTATACGATTCTGTAGCGCAAGCAATTAAGGCGCAAAGGAAATCAAAATCTGCACAAGTGAACCACATTAAGGCGCAAATAAAATCAAAATCTGCACAAGCTAAAGTATAAATAAAATGACAACAGAAGAGATTAAAATTATTTGTAAGAAATATGAAATTGTAAACTACACAATCAATGATGATATGT